AGAGAACAATAGCTTGGCGGTCTTCTTGAGGTGTCTCACCATAATAAAGTGCGACAGATTCGGGCCCAAATCTGTCGCGCAGGGCTTGAGATATCTGTTGAATATCAAATGTAAATGATGCCCAAATGATAGCTTTTCCCTGTAACTCGTCCGTAATGTCCAACAATTCATTTAATCTATTGTTAGCTAACGGACGGATTTCTCCTACGTCGGGTTGAAAGAACCCACAACATATCTGTTGTAAACGCATAATTTGTGTTAAAACACTAGCTGTAGTAGACAACTCTCCGTTATCTAATTGAGCTAATGCAAGTTTTTTCATTTGAGTGTAGACGGTGCTTTGTTCGTCAGACAAAGATATATTACGTCTGGTATAAAGTTTATCTGGCAAATCCAAACAATCTTCTTTTAAAGTTCTAATGCTAAATTCTTCTAGCTTTCCGTTTAATTCCTCAAGGTTTCTGTAACCTACAATCTCTTGAAATGATCGCGCCCCAAAGGATCTTTGTTTGATGACCGCGTACCGCCCTTGAAAAGCGTAATAACTTTTAAAATCTAAAGCACTTGTAGATAGAAAAGAACATTGGCTAAATAAATCCATAGGGCTTTTTGTAATAGGAGATCCTGTTAAAATTCTACGGTAACTACTATATCCTTTTAAAGTCATTAAATTCTTTGTACGAGAAGCTGTTCTATTCTTAATAGTAGTGCTTTCGTCTATAATAATCATATTGTCTTCATTATTTATTAGAAATGTTCCCGCTACCAAAGTTCCTTTTCGGGTAGACAAAGCCTCTATGTTCATAACAAAAATCTTTAAACCTTCAAACTTTTCTTGAATGAAACTTTCTAATTCTTTTTGAAACGTAATAGTTTTTTTAGGTTGCCACCTTAAAATTTTTGTAGGGATTTCATCAGAAAGATGTTTAGGAATTTCTGCTTGAACCCAATTATCATACACTCCCTTAGGTGCAATAATTAAAGCAGCCTTAACTTTATTTTCTGTGTATAAAAAACCTAAATTATCTAAGGCTACCTTAGTCTTGCCTGTTCCCATTTCCATAAAGAAAGCGTAATATTTTTCGTTACGAGCTTTCTCTAACGCCTCTGCCTGATGTTCAAAGGGCTTAGTTTTAAATTTATATGTCATTTTTACCTCTTGACACCATCTTATAATATCTTATATGGTGAAGTCAAGGTCATAAAAAGATCTTTAATAACGAAAAAGGAACGACGAATGAGTAATTTATTTGAACAAATGGAAGAAGAATCTTCTTCTAACATCGAAAACTTAGAGCAGAATGATTTAACTTCGGTTGCATCATTAGCAAAAAAACAAAAAAATCAGGAACAAAAGGTTAAGGACTTGGATACTGAGTTGAAAGAAGCCAAGAAAGAGCTTCTGCGAATCAGTGACGAAGAGATACCTAACCTTATGACGGAAACAGGGTTGTCTTCATTTAAGTTAGATGATGGCTCTTCTCTTGAAATCAAAAACATCTATGGGGCTTCTATTCTTGTGGCTAATCGTGAGAAAGCTTACGATTGGTTAAGAAATCATGGTCACGACGACATTATTAAGAATAAAGTTGTCGCTACTTTTGGTCGTGGTCAAGAAGATGACGCAGAGATTTTTATGCGTGTTGCTTACGACAATGGCGTAGCAACCGATCAAGAGTCCAAAATAGAACCACAAACCTTAAAGGCTTGGGTTAAAGAGAGAATGGAGGCAGGTGAAGAGTTCCCTATGGAATTGTTTGGTGCTTTTATTGGACAAAGAGCAATCATCAAAGGAGGAAAAAAATGACGAATGCTGTAGAAACAAAGAAGAAAAGTGCCGTGGCTATGTTTGACGCATCAATGATGGAAGCGGACGCAGGGTCTGGTATTAACGATCTAGGAAGTGACGATCTAGCTCTTCCTTTTCTTAAAATCTTATCTGGTCTTGATTCTAAATTAGATGATTTAGACAATGCTAAACGAGGTGACATAATAAATAGCGTTACTGATGAGATTTACAAAGGCAAGGAAGGGGTAGACGTAGTGCCTTGCGCTTATGAGCGTGTTTATATTCAATGGACTCCTCGTGGGGATGGAAGCGGGGCTCCTTCAAATGTTTATAAAAGCAAGGAAGATTGTCCAGAGATTGAAAGAAGCAAGGAAGATAACAAAGACTATCTTACTGACGGTTCTGGTCAATACATTGAAGAAACCCATCAACACTACGTCTTAGTTCTAAAAGAAGATGGGTCCGCGGACCAAGCATTAATTGCTATGAAATCTACACAACTTAAAAAGTCGCGTAAATGGAATAGTATGATGCTCTCCGCTACAGTAAAGGGTAAGAACGGTATGTTCACACCTCCTCGTTTTGGATTTGTATATCATTTAAAATCTGTAGGTGAAGAAAACTCTAAAGGGTCTTGGCACGGCTGGGAAATGTCCAGAAAAGAACCTGTGAGTTCTGCTGATGTTTATGGTAAAGCGAAAGCATTTTCCGAAAGCATTAAAAAAGGTGGAATCGTCGTTAAGCATGAAAAAGAAGACGTTCCCTTCTAATGTCCATAGAGAAGTTTTCATCAATCTTCGACGGATTGATGGAAGCCTACGGTACTTACAAAGTTGAAAAGACACAGGTCAACGGTAAGAATACTGGTAAAGCTTCCATCATCCGCGAACCACGGACCTCAAGTCTTTGGGAGGGTCATTTATCAGGCAAAGGAACTGCGCTTGGTATTATACCTATCAACAAAGACAACTTGTGTAAGTGGGGGTGTATTGATGTAGATCAGTATCCATTGGATCACAAAGTTCTTATGGAGAAAATACGGAAATTAAAACTACCTTTAGTGGTGTGTCGCTCCAAATCTGGTGGCGCACACTGCTTTCTTTTTCTTTCCGATTGGGTAGAGGCCAGAGATTTACAACAGACACTACAACATATCAGTGCCGCCTTGGGCTATGGCGACAGTGAGATATTTCCAAAGCAGGTTAAATTAAATTTAGAAAGAGGCGACGTAGGTAATTTCCTCAACTTGCCATATTACGACCATGAGGGGGGCCTACGGTACGCTTTCCTTGATGATGGCACTTCCGCTACCCTTGAAGAGTTTATCGCCCTGTACGAGCGTTTTAAGCAGACTCCAGAGCAAATGAAGAAACTGCGGGTGGAAGAGCAACCAGAATTTGCTTCTATGCGAGATGGACCTCCTTGCTTACAAATTTTAATGGGCGGAAAAATATCAGAGGGGGGCCGTAATAACGGTCTGTTTAGTATTGGAGTTTATCTAAGGAAAGCTTTTCCTGACTCATGGGAGAGTGAAATCCTTACTTACAATATGCAATACTTAGAACCGCCTTTGCCTCTTAACGAGGTTAATGTGGTAGCAACACAGTTACGTCGTAAAGACTACGCTTATAAGTGTTCTGACTCACCTATTAACGCACACTGTAATAAAGAACTTTGTCAAACAAGACGTTACGGTATTGGGGCTGCGGTACAAGGTGCAAACATTGCTAATCTTAGAAAATACAATTCTACCCCGCCTGTATGGTTTATTGATGTTAACGGTGAGCCTCTTGAGCTAGATACGGATGCCTTGATGAGCCAACTTATGTTTCAAAAATCTTGCATGGAGCAACTAAACATGATGCCACGGACAATCTCCAAAAACTTATGGGAAAGTCGCATTAGTTCTTTGATGACGGAGATGAAGGAAAACGAAAGTGCGATTATGGAAGTGTCTCAGGACGCAAGTATCAGCGGACAGTTTTATGACTACTTAGAAGAGTTTTGTCGGCATCTACAGCAAGCACAGGATAGAGAAGAGATCCTCCTTCGCAAGCCGTGGACTGACGAAGAAGAAGGGTTTACTTATTTCAGGCTTAAAGATTTTGAAAGTCACCTTAAAAAGAATAGGTTCTTTGAGTATAAATCACACAAGGTTGCTCAGAGACTTAGAGACATACAAGGCGAAAGCACAGTATTAAGAATAAAGGGTTCTGCGGTAAGGGTTTGGAAGATACCGGCTCTTGAGTTTACACCGATAGAAGTATCTACTCCAGAGTTCGGTGACAAACAAAAGGCCCCTTGGTAATGTTTAGAATCTTTGGTCCGCCCGGTACAGGTAAAACCACTACACTACTTAACATGGTGGACAAGGCGTTAACTTCGGGCGTGGCTCCAAATAAAATAGCCTTTCTAGCTTTTACACGGAAAGCGGCCCACGAAGCCAAAGAACGCGCCTGTGAGCGGTTTAAACTAGATGCACAGAAAGATCTACCTTACTTTCGGACCTTGCATAGTTTGGCCCTTACATTGTCCGATATAAAACCCGCACAGGTCATGCAGGCAGAGAACTACAGGGAACTTTCCGATAAGTTAGGTGTTACCCTTCATGTAGACAGACCGTCTTCAGATGACCTACCTGATATGTTAAGGGCCCACGATCCGATATTAGGTTTAATTAACTTAGCTAGATTGCGTAATGTACCCTTAAAAAAGCAATATGATCTAAGCTCAGTGGACGAACCTTGGGTAACAGTAGACTATGTTGCAAGAGGGTATTTAAAATACAAGGAGGCCAACGGCCTACACGACTTTACAGATATGTTAGAGCAGTTTGTTGTACAATCACATAATTATTGTCCTGAATTTGATCTTTGCTTTTTAGATGAGGCTCAGGACCTATCGCCTTTACAATGGCAAATTGCAGACCTTTTGGAAAAGAAATCAAAGAAGATGTACTGTGCAGGAGACGACGATCAGGCTATCTACAAGTGGGCAGGGGCAGACGTACATCATTTTATATCTATGGACGGCCCTTCCGAAACCTTGTCCCAATCCTACCGCGTCCCAAAAAGAATATATGAAGTGGCGAAAAAAGTTACTACACGAATAAAAATCCGTCACGCAAAGAAATATGAACCTACTAATGACGAGGGCTATGTAAATCGAATTTGGGATCTAAACCAATTAGATATGTCTCAAGGAGAATGGCTCATTCTAGCGCAGGCGGGCTATCAACTAGGGCCTGTAAAGGAAACACTCAAGTCCAATGGACTACTGTTTGAATACCGTGGCTCACGGTCCATCAACGAAAAAATAAGTGTTGCGGTTAATGCTTGGGAGGATTTACGCAAGGAGAAGCCTATCTTAGGAAGAGAAGCACGGTCCATGTACAACTATATGTCTATCGGAGTTGGGGTCAAACGCGGGTTTAAAAAACTTACTGGTTTAGATGACGACGATATGATTACTTATCTTGAATTAAAAAACAGTTTTGGTCTATTAAAAGACCTAACGGAAATATGGCATCTTGCGCTTGACAAAATTCCCGAAGAGGAAAGGGCGTACATCATTGCCATGTTGAGGCGGGGAGAAAAGTTTAATGGCATTCCCCGCATTTCAGTGTCCACGATCCACGGCTCCAAGGGAGGAGAAGCCGATAATGTCGTATTACATACCGACTTGTCGTGGGCAGCTGAACAAAGCTCACGTTTAGAACCTGATGATATTCATCGGGTTTTTTACGTGGGTGTAACACGGGCAAAGGAAAATCTTTATATCGTCGAACCAGAAGACGCAACAAGGAGTTACGATTTATGAAACGAGCAGAAGTATTAAAAAAAGCAGAGTTAATGATTAACGGCCCACGGGCCAAGGACTACGGAGATTCTTATACAAACCATGAGCGCATTGCTAAAATGTGGTCTGTTTTATTAGGAAAGGAAGTAACCGTGGCTCAAGTCTATCAGTGCATGATTGCGGTTAAACTAAGCCGATTAATTCAAACCCCCGAACATGAAGACAGTTGGCTTGATATTTGCGGGTATGGTGCTTTGGGTGGAGAGAAGTAATGTCTTTAGAATTATTAAAACTTGAGAACGCTATTGAGGAGTTTAGAAAACTACAAGCTGATGGCAAATACGCAACTGATCTTCAGCCTCAAGCTATTTTGATTTTATCAATGATAGCTAGAGGGCACCAAGCAGCAGAAGCGTCAATGGATCAAAGAGCTAAGAATGACTGTTACGTTACTGTCTCTATAATTAAAGACAAGTTACGTCTTTCTTCAGCTTCAGCTAGCAGAAATGTTGCAGCTCTTTGTGATAGATCACCAAGGAAAAACAAAGTAGATCCTGAAACAGGGGAATTGGATTATGGAGAGGGTTACTTCTTAGTAAAAACTAAGGAAAACCCAAGAAATAAAACTTCCAAGTTTCTGATGCTTACTGATAAGGGTGTAAGCTTAATAAGAACCTTAGAACGTATTATGAGAGTACGTGATTTAGATCAACTTGAAGAT